GTCGGTGTTTCACGAGTTGGCAAAGGACGGAGTACAAGCTGGTTTCCAGAAGCATACTCGCGGCTATGTACTGCATACAACAGAACCTATGCCAGCGATGACTGAGGAACAGGCTATTGAATACTTAATCATGAAGGATGTGCCACAGCATGTCTGGCAAGAATGGAACACAGGCAACAAACCAAAGATGGTTATCTGCCGCAAAGAACAGTTACCAAGCACTAGAGAGTGGCGTAATGCTTGGAAGATAACTGAAGACTTAACTGCCACTGATATCGCAGCATAGGAGAAACACATGGCTGTATCAACATACATCGTAGATAAGGACGGGAATCAGATTGACGCTTCCACAGCTACCGTTCCTTCTGACCGTCACTTTCGTGGTGCATGGTCTCTTAATGGAAGCGTAATCAGTGAAGACATGGACTCTGCACGGGCAATCTTCCGTGACAAGATTCGTGAGGTTCGCAAACCCTTGCTAGAAGCAAAGGACGTGGAACTGATGAAGGCACTAGAAGCTGGCACTAGCACAACTGCTATTGCTGCTGCAAAGGATGCCCTTCGTGATGCACCTGCTGCTGCTGCTATTGACAGTGCCAGCACGATTGCAGCACTCAAGGCAGCTTGGGATGCAGACTTGCTTGGTGATAGCCCTTACGCATAAGCGTAGGGGTCATCCCTGTTTGGAGATAGATAAATGGCGTTGACAAAAATTCGTAATGCAGGGATGCCATCAGGTAGTGTACTTCAAGTGCAGTCTACGCAGTATGATGGCACAGACACTCAGTCTATTACAGGTCTTACACCAACAGTAATTAATAATCTTACTGTCAATATAACCCCAAGTTCTACCTCTTCTAAAATTTTACTGCTATCAACCCTCATGCACGAGTTTAGTACAGGTGACCATGAGGTTATGTTTCATTTTATGAGAGGTTCTACTGTAATCGGTGCAAATGCTGCAGCGTCTCCCGGAAGTAGAATAATAGGTTCAAGTTCTGCTTTTGTAGGGTACGTTGCTGTTGATAATGGTTCTACAGCAAATGGTACATACGTTCAGTATATAGATTCTCCTGCTACCACATCAGAGGTAACCTACGGACTTGGTGTAAATGTACGCACAACCAGAACTCTGTATATTAATAGAACCGCAACAGATTCAGATAGCCCTGATTATGAAAGAGGCTTGTCTTCAATCATTGCCATTGAAATAGCAGGATAACATAATGTCATACATCGGTAAATCCCCCTCAACAGGTGTTCGCAACCGCTTTGTCTATCAGGCAACAGCAGGTCAAACAACCTTCACTGGTAGTGACGCAGACAGCAAGGTACTCACCTATGCTGACAGCTTGTACTTGGACGTGTACCAGAACGGTGTCCTGCTCAAGCCAGCAACAGACTACACCGCTACAACAGGCACAAGTGTTGTTCTGACAACTGCAGCATCCTTGAATGACATTGTTGAGATGGTGGCATACGATGTGTTCAATGTTGCGAACTCATACACAAAGACTGAAAGTGACAATCGCTACCCATTCAAAGGTAACAACAGCATCATCCGTTTGAATGGACAGAGCATTGATGCTGACATCACGATTGACAGTGATGAGAATGGTGTCAGTGGTGGACCAATCACACAGAATGCCACCGTCACTGTTAACGGGTATTGGAGCATTGTATAATGACTAGCGTTCTTAATGTAGATACTATTGCAGATGCGGCAGGTACTGGACCAGTTGCGCTGACTAAGCAAAGTGCGGCGAAGGCGTGGGCTTTTGCTACATCAGCGGCGGCGTTGACTGGTGAGTCTTTTAATATTTCAAGTGGAGTAGACAACGGAACTGGCGATTATACTCTGTCTTTCTCCAACAATATTACTAGCGGTAATTCTGTTTTTTCAGGAACTTGTGGTAACTCAACCGCACAAACACTAAGCGTGGCTTCAAGAACAACATCATCTTATGATGCACACACTTTTAACTCGTCGGGTACTGCTACAGATAATACTAATATGACATTG